GGGATCTCGCTCACCAGCACCGACCCGCCCCATTCTGGAACGTCCACTTCCTCGGTCTTGAGCGGTGTTTTAATAACCTGCTGCTTGGATAGCCTAGCCATCTCTTGTGCCTTTCTATACCTGATTTTGATGGAGGCGCGGACGCCGTTGTCCGCGCCCCCGGTCGCCGCTAAACCTTGGTCAGCGGCCCGTGTCCCTTAAACGTGTAGCTGGTCGAAGCCAGCCCGTCGAACGAACTGCCCACGCTCTGCCCGGTGATGAGCGCCGTGCCGTGGAAGTAGTCTGCCGCGCCCGTTGCGAACAGCATGACGACCTTGGTTCCGGCTGTCAGCGCCGTCCATGCGCTAGCCTGCATTGCCGTGCCGTCGTCGGCGTTGCCCTCTGCGCTGCCGCTCCATTCCTTGACGCCGCCCTCAGTGAGCTTCCACGTCGAACCGAATGAGGAGGCGTCAAGCTCGCCCACAGCTACGTCGAGCGTCCAGCTTTTCATGCCCTCGATAGCCGTGCCAGCCGTGCCTCCGTAGACGACGCTTCCCGCCGTCCCGCTAAGTAATGCCATTGTGGCCTCCGTTATTGATGTGTTCCAGCACGTCAACCAGCAACGGCCGCCAGTAGTCCTTGACCAGGCTGTCCCAGCCAAATTCCTGATGGATTGCCTCGCTGGTTTCCATGCGTTTCTGCCGCAGCTTCCCGTTAAGCGACCTGCGCTCCTCGGTCAGTTGCAGCATTGCCTCTGCAATACCTGGCACGTCCGGTACTGCCTGAAAACTGTCCTGGTAAGTCCAGCAGAGCGAAGACGGCTCTACCGCCTCACCCCACCGCACCAACTCAGGCATACTCGAAAAGTTAGTAACGACCACTGGCACACCGCACGCCTGCGCCTCGATGATCGGAATACCAAAGCCCTCGCCGCGTGACGGCCCCAAGAACACGTCCGCGGCATTGTACATCATCGCCAGGTAGGACTGGTCATAATCGCCAATCCATAGCTTGTAGCGGTTGGGGAACCTGACGTGATCCTCCAGCCCATGCGCCCGCACCAGGGCGGCGAGATCGCCGCCTTGCGTGGCCTTGGTGTAGTCGGCATGGATGTACAGCATTGCCGGCTGAGGCAGGTACGGTAACGCCTGCTTGAACGCCAGCAAGACCTCCTCGAAGCCCTTGCGACTCGGCCAGCCTTTGTTTGCGCTGACCATCACGCCCAGCCACGCCGCGTCTTCGCAGACCTCACGCCGGAACGCGGCCACCGCCGCGTCGTCGATCACCCGGAAGATGCCTGGCTCTACGCCGTGGGGAATGTAGACGTTGGGGATGCCGGCGCGTTCCAGCATGTCGCGCCCGAACTTGGCGTAGCTGATCGGCATGTATGCGTCCTTGACAGCCTTCGTCACGATCTCTGGCGCCGGTTCGTGATCCACTGGCAGCCACGGCAGCCACAGCGCCGGCTTGATGTCCTCAACGACGTTGGGCTTGATGACCCATGCATCGATCAGCGTAACGAGGATGTCAGCGCGAAAATGCCCGCAGTGTGCGCCGTACATATCGTTTCCGTAAGCGTCAAGCCCGGCAGGGTAGACAGGGAACCCGTTCGCCATCGTCCCGCCGCCTTGCAGCCCAAACCACGCAAAGATTGCGATGTCGTCTACCACGTCCAATTGCTTGAGACGCGGCAGCAACGACCTCCCTTGAATACCGTACCCCGACGCGCACCAGGGCGCATTCGAGGCGTACATAATCCGTAATTTCTCCTTTGTCATAATGACCTTTCTAGGTTATGTCCACTCGGTACAGTCCGCCGATGTGGTGGTACTGCTGGCCGTTGGCGACCTCGACATACTCAACGTCGCTTTCACGTCGCAGCCTGATATTCGTCCAACCGCTCAAGCTCAGCGGCGCATCTGTCAGCAGCGCGTCGATCCGTTCGGCCATCGAAGACGCGCCAGAAGCAGACCCGCCTTTGTCCACCGCTTTGACCTGGTAGAGCAACGACCGCGCCTCACGCGCCGAGAATGTGTAGCTGTCCGTGCCGGCTTGCTCGTTGAAGACGATGTAAGGTTCTACGCTGCCCTGGCTGGCAACCATGCGGTAAACGTTGGTCGCGCCAAGCTGCCCTAGCGTCCCGGTGGCAGTGCCGGCCACGTCCGTCGCCAGTCTTGAGTAGAGCGCCGTGTCAACTGCTTTCACGCCAGATCCTCCAGCATTCGTTTGCAGGCCGCGATGAAGGCAGGCCGCACCGCGTCAGCCGCCGGTATCATGTACGGCTGCGCAGATTGTCGCCGCGTCCCAAGTTCCACGAACAGCGCGTAGTCCGTATGAGGTGCGACGATGCCCAGCAGCCCGTCGCGTTCGAATTCGGTGTTGATCGAATTCTTGAGAGCGCCGGTGTCCACTGGAACGCGGTTTTTTGCTTGGCCTTCCACGTCGAAACTGGCCTTGGCAACGACCGCCTTTGTCTTGCCTGGCAGTGCTGCCGCAATATCGTCAAAGCGGTTGAATTCGACCGTTACCGTGATGTTACTCGCCATCAACTAACCTCCGTCGCCACTACTCGCCGCGCCGTTTCCCATGACCACGGCAGCACCGTCACGACCTCAAACGTCCGGCTGTCAATTGCAACGCGGTCTTTTGCTGTTACGTCGGTGGCGTATGGCATGGTGATAACCCAGGCGTCTTCTTCGGTGATCTTGTCCGCTACCAGCCGTTCCGATCCGCTTTCCTGCGCTGGCGCTACCCGGCCATCAACCGTGCCAATCGCTGCCCATGCGTCAGTCCAGCCGCCCATGCCGTCGCTGGTGGGCGTGTTGCGCGAGATCACCGCCGTACCTGGTAGCGTCTCGCTTTGGACGCTGCGCATTGCAGTCAACTCGCCGGCGCTCAGGAGTGGCATGTTACCAGCCCCCGCTCACGTCGGCGCGCTCTAGTCTGGTGATTGACGGCTTGCTGCGTCGGTCGTAGTAGTCAGCCATCTGGACGCAGTGGTCAAACCATTGCGCCCGGTCGTAACTCGCGCCGTCCGCGCTGAACCGATACAACTGCGCCTTGCTCGCCATCCACTCGCGCCAGCCGGCCGCGGCCGCCGCGTCGATGTCGTAGGAACGTGCATCGACATAGCGCACTGAGCCGCGCTGGTCTGCCGCAAACGTAAAGATGCCGCGCAGGTAGTCGGCAGTGTAGCCGCTGGGAATTGCTGACCCGTTGGCGTCGAATAGCCGGAAGGCCGCCGTCCCGCTGGCCGCTGCTTCCAGGTTCTCAAAGCCGCTCAAATGCACCTTGTATTGCGTCGTGCCGCCGATGTGCTGCGGCGCGGGCGTCAACTCTTGAGCGTAGATATCGGTGCGGAAGGTGTCCAGGATTTCCTGTGCTTCGTCCGCCGTCCAAACCGCCGTGCCTTGGTCGTCAACCATGCGCCGCCAGCGAGTAATGAGGTCGGACATTCCAGCCCGCCCATCAACCGCCGCCGCCGTGCCGCTTAATACAGTTCCAGGCATATCGTCCTCTTAGCTCACCGTGATCGTCACGGGGTTGGCGAAGTTGTAGCCTGACTTCTGCCGCCAGACGTAGTAAGCGCCGGCGTCAAGCATGAACGTCGCCAGCCCCAGCGCGTCGGTGCTCAGCGTGCCGGCCACAACGTTTGTACCCGCGCTGTCAGTCGATACCCAGACTTCCACGCCGTCAATCGGGTTACTGTCTTCGTCATTGATCGTCACCGGGAACGAGATCGCACCAGACCCAGCCAGGCCACCGATACCAGCAATCGCGGCGGGTATCGTCGTGCCGGTATCCTCCAGAATGTTCGCCAGCCCATCCATTGCGCTCCCGCTCGCAGCCGCGCCAGACGGGGCCAGCAGCAGCGCGTCGGCTATATCTTGTTGATCGACCGATGCCGTAATGCCTGACAGCGCCGTCGCCAGTTCAGAGTTCGTCGGCAGGTCATCCACGCTGGTCTGGCTGGCGCGTGCATCAAGGATGAGGTCAAGCCGTCCACCGTTGGCCCAATCGGTCTGCAATTCGTTGGTGTCCGCTAGGATAGCCGCCAGCTTGGTTGAGTTAGTATCCATCTCAGCGCGGATATCAGCCGCCGACTGCGGAGTAATACTGGCTATCGCCAGCGGAAGTGCCGTGCTGGTATCGTCCAAGATATCAACCACGGCTTTACTGAACGATCCCGCTATCACATGCCCAACGACCGCTTCATCAAGTACCGCATCTGCAATGGTGGCCGCGCTTGGAATGTCACCAGTTGCCGCCGGCGCTGCTGGCAGGTTGTCCGTCTTCGCCTTGATCGCGTCGATCAGTAGGTCAAGCCGCCCGCCGTTTGTAAGGTCTGTCTGCAACTCGTTGGTGTCTGCAAGGATGGCCGCGACTTCCGTGTCTACGTAACCTGAGAGCGTTGCAAGGTTGGCGGCGGTCGCGTAACTTGCGGCCACCAGCGTACGCGCCTCGAACTCGGCCACAGTCGGCACGTCTGCGATGGCGGTTAGCATGGCATCGTCGGCACTCGCCAGTGCGGTAGCAAGCTCTGAGTTGGTGGGAAGGTCGCTCACATCAGCCGTTGTCCACGCCGCATCGCCGCGGTCGCGCAATGCCTCAAGCGTGTCCGTTGCGCTGTCCCATGTCGCGCCCTTGATGACTGTAAACGCAGCGTCCATCTCTGTCTTCGTCGGCGCGTCGTAGTCCGCCAGCGAGGTTTCTCAGCATCGTTACCTGCACAGGCTGAGCGTGCTTGGAAACGGCCAACAACAGTTCGTCAACGCTCGCTAGATCGCCGGAAGAACCTACCATCACAGCCAGTTGAGAGATGGTTTCTAAGCCGGGACTGGATTCCG